TCCTTGGCTCGCCGCTTCTTATTACGGCGTCCCAGACGGAGCATGTACCCAGCCAAATCGTTTTGCTTGGGGCGGCATGCGAGCACATTGTCGATGTGGCATTGATGACGTTTGATGCCCACCAGTGAGAGCGCGGCTTGCAACTCCATTCCACTTGGGCCGACGAAAGGTCTCCCCTCTTCCACTTCTTGTCCGCCCGGGGCCTCGCCTATGATGGCGATGTGGTCACCAGGATGGCGTTCCGCTTCAACAGGGAAACGATTCCCGGCGTGATGCAGGTCGCATCCAAGTGGACACGACCTGCAAAACGCTCCATTCAATGGTTCGAGACTACTCATCATCCAACAGGAAGTCGAAGTCGTCTCCACCATCTTCGGCGTTACCGGAATCCTTTACCGGAGCACCGCCGCCGTTGGCCGGGGCAGCACTTGCGCCATTGGAACTCCCATTGGTCGGGGTTTCAATGACCACATCCGAAGCGGATGCGTTCGAGTAAGCAGCCATCTGCTCCCACTGTTGCTTCGAATAGAAGATATAGCGGGCGTAGCTCCCATCCACGCGCTTACCAGCATTGTCGGTTTGAGCCGGAGTGTACTGGAAGTACACGGTACGACCGCCCAACTTGTGAAAGGGAACCTTTCCCTTGTTATCCAACTTGCCTTCTGGCACGCCAGCGGACAGCAGGAATGCCTTCAGGAAAGGCAAGCTGCTCACATTGCCCAGCCCAAAGCTTTCCCGATGGCGAACGCCTTGGGTCAGAATGTAGGCATACAGCCGGTTGGTATCAGGGAAGTGCTTGAACTCCACGATGGTTCCATCGTGAAGACCAGCGGGCAAAGTACCCAGCCCACCAGCAGCGCTTACGTCGGTAAAGTCCAGTTCAATGTTCAGAGCATCCATAATGTCACTCGTTTCCTATGGTGTTTTGTTGTTGGAAGGGAAGACCAGTAGCCCCCAATGGGGGAGGTAAAGAGAAAATGACCCTCACCAGGGACTACCAGTCCTCCGAAGTTTCCTCGGTGAACAACTCATCGAGAAGATTGTTTTTCGCATTAAGGAGAACAGCACGATGAAGCGAGTCTTGGATTACCCATCGAACGTGGGTATCCTCATACTTCTTCCGCAGCTTGTCGGCCGCAGGCTTCAGCGTTTCTCTCCAAGATTCAAGCCCCGTCTCCAGTACCCGGGCAGATAGTTCTGTTACAACTTTCTCCATCCAGCCCATCCCCTTGGGCCGAGGGAGTTCATAGCCTGCACAGCGTAAGGCTTCCGCCAGATTCATCGGAGCGGGATCCGGGAAAATGTCCAGCCGATCCCCACTGATGTATTCAGGGTTGGGGCCAGTACGGATGACGTACTTCCAAGGGGCAGCGGTCTCATCGAACTTGGCTCGGGCAACCACGTCAGCGAATGCTGAGAACTGTTCTGGAAGTTGACCAGGGAGTTGGGGTCCGCCCCGTACATACTTCCCGGATGAAGTCTTCGGAGGCGATTCATGGCAGTTGAAAATAACATGGGTTCCTTTCGCTGTAGCAATCCGTGAGGCATCGCGCATGCCCAATACCTGATGTCGGAGTGCTCGCCACATATCTCCAAAGGAATGTTTCTTCTCCAGTTGCTGGATTGTCTGCTCCACCAGCAGAGAGAAGTCATCGACTACGATGGTGGGCGTCTTGCCAGCATTATTCTGAACAGCCTTTGCTGCCTCTTCAATGGTATTGGGGCAGTAGTACTCAATGTCCTTCAGCCCAAGGAATCGATTGATGGGAAGGAGCCCACCGGGTTGTGCGAGAAACATTCCTCCCGCTCCCGCTGCTCCGGTCATCGTGCTCTTGCCCACTTTCGATGGGCCGTAAATCACTGCGAAGATTCCAGAACCATCTATCTTATTCGCTTTCATCACTTACCTCCTTCTGGCTTCGCACCAAGCGGGGCCATGGTCACTTTCTCTTGAAGAGCGCGTACCTCTTCCTCCAACGCCGCCGCCTTCAAGAAGAGTTCGCGGTAGTCCACCATCAACCCATCGGCCAGTCCCTCCAGCGCCAGGATGGTTGACTCATTGTGCCGCCTCTTCTCAGCGTAGGTGTCATTGTAGTTCTCAATGAATGCCCGCCTGCGCTCGGTGAAGGCAGCACTGTGTCCCGTGTCCATCGTGGGATAGTCCAAACCCTCCCCCTCAATGGCATCCTCCCATGCATCTTCCGCTGTCATGGACAGGTGGCGCAGGCGAGACTTCCTTGTTTCCTCATCGATCCCAAACAGGCATCCATGCAGTCGGGGGCTACTCATCACTTACCTCCCTTGGCTTTGTTGTGCTCAGGGAAACTTGGGAGGTTCTTGGCTGCCTGCGATGCACAGGCTTCGATTCGCTCCTTAAAAAAGTTGAGTGCATCGTCAAGGATGGCAACATTGATACCGCTTGAGTGACCATCCCAGTCGATGGGAATCTCTACCGGGATCTCGATGCGGGCCAAGCTGTCGTAGTGTTGGCCCCGCCACGCTGTATCTTCCCTCTTGACGGTGAGAGTGAATCTGAGAGTATCAGTGATGCGGAAGCTCATTTGGCACCTCCCCATTGGCACTGATCAAAGGCATCACACTTCCCATACTTGTGTGTGCACACCATGTTTGAGTACGTCCCGGGCCACTCCATCGGAGGCTTGCCCTCGTACCGCTGAATCATTTCTTCCATCTCACAAAGGTTCCCAACGAATCGAGACAAGGCATCGGGCGCGGGCTCAAGCATCGCACGGTCGAACTGGAATGGTGGACGAGTCGTGATCCGGTTGATGACGACACCACCGAACTTCTTCCCGAACATCTTTCTGCCAAACATCTGATACCCAAGCATCTGTCCATCGAGGATGTGGGGGCTCAGTGTCTTGGCTGCAATACGGTACGCGGTCTTGTGGTCAACGATCCACACCTTCCCGAAATCATCTTCGACAATCAAGTCGGCACGCTGGGTGTAGAGCCACTTGCCTCGCAGCTTGGCACGCAACTCATTCTCCACAGAAATGACTTTCCAAGTCCGGTCATCACCCCACCGCAATCGGTAGGCATTTACCATGTCGCAGCACAGGTCCACCAAGTCCAGCCACATACCCCCGTTCTTCTCGGCCAACCGTAGAATCGAATCCTCGGGCGTGTAGTACTTGTCTGGGTCTCCACCACTGTCGGCTTCTTGCTTACGCGCATAGATGTGGGCCAACCCGATGTGTACCAGGGAACCACGGACCAGAGGTTCGCTCTCGGGGAAGGGCACGACGCCACTCTCACGCAAGGCAAACAAGCGCAAGCATCGGGCAGCGGCTTCAATGCGATGCCATCCACGCTCGGATGGACCCGCGTCCAGCAATATCTTCTCCATTCCTTTCCCTTCTCCCAGGAAGCTCATCACCCACCCCCCTCTTCACACTCATCAACCAGATGCAACGCATGGTCTAATGCTCGGTTGCACCTCTTCTCTTCTTCCTGGAGGCACCCGATGCGGCGCTCCAACATCTCCTCGCCCAACTGTCGGGCCTCTTCTTCCTTCTCCTGCTCCAGGGCTCCGACCAATGACTTGGTTATCAAGGTGAACTCTCTCCGCGTCATCGAGATTATGAGGTCGTTAAACTTCATAGTTACATTCGCCATCATTCACCTCCCCTGAAAACGTTTCCGCCTCTCCCACCGGTCCTTCACTATTAGTATAACATACCTCAGACACCTGTCAAGCACTTGTTGTAGAGATAATGCGCTCCAGCAAGTCACCCTCGGAGGACGAAAACGATTGTTCGAACTCCGTGATCATCTCGTCCTGGGCCACCGCGCCAACTGCGGGGAGCTTATCCAAGAGCACCTCTGCCACATCCTCATCGACCGTCCCTTCCGCAATCACGTAGCTTACCAGTACGGGGCGATCACCACCCAAGCGAACGAATCTCCCTTCCCACTGACGTATCTGTCGAGGGGTCCAGGGCAGCATGATGATCAATGCCAGATCTGTTTTCTGGAGGTTGACTGACTCTCCCATGGAATCGCCTGTCGCTATGATTACCCCCGCTCCCCCATGGCTCATGTAGTCCAGACGGATCTCGTCCCGCTTCTCCGTGGTCAAGCCTCCGTGTGCCCACCACACTCGGGCCTCGATCTTCTTCTTCTGGAGATGTTTCTCCAGCTTTTCAGAGAGGAACTCACAGTCCTTGCGCCGACCAGTAAACACCACGCACTTCTGACCAGAGGCCATAGCCTCTTCGACGCGCTCGATGACGTAAGCCCGCTTCCTCGTTGCGGCTTCTTGCAGATAGATTTCGAACAGGCCCTCGTGGTTCCCCACCTTCGATGCCTTCCGGATCTCCTGCTTGAATCCACCGGCAGGTCGGTTCTGTTCTTCCACACCCAGATGAACTACTTGCCTCCTCTTGGGCGGGAGGCTTGCCGCCATCGTTTTCTGTGAAGTCTTGTGCTTGATGAGGTCCAGTCGCCCGTTCAACTCTTGGGCATTGCTCAACCCGTTGTACTTCCAGCCATAGGTATCTTCGAATCCACCGCAGTACCGGACACCGAACTGGTGAAACGTTCCCCATTGCCAGGGCTCGATCAGATCAAGCTGGGCCCACAGATCCTTGGGCCTATTGGGGATCGGGGTGGCAGTAAGCCCAAGGCGTCTTCGACAACTTTTGGATAGCTCACTGGCATTGGCAGAAATGTTTTCCCGAGACTTCCAAGTCTTGCTGCCGTCAGCCTGCAATACCGGGACCACCCGCTTGTGGTTCTTCGCACAGTGAATCTCATCGAACACCACACTGTCCGGGCTCATCTTACAGAGCACACTGCCCCATTGAATCAATGTCTCCCATGCTGTGATGTAGATACAACTCGGGTCAGGCACGAACCTCTCGGCATCGTGACCCGTCAAGAGCACAGGCTGAAGGGTCGTGTACTTCCGGATCTCCTCTCGCCATGTCCCTCGGGCAAGCGCACGAGTGACCACGAGCTTCATGTTCTTTCCCGCTGCGGTAAGCCAGACGAGTCCACAAAGCGTTTTCCCAGAACCTGGGGGTGCCCACACGTTCGAGGCAGGGCGCTTCAGCGTATGGCCAAGGGCGGCCCGTTGATGAGGCATCAGGTACTCACCCACCCAAGGGTGTAGCATCGGTGACAGAACTGTTTTGTCCAGTATCCGTGTGCCATCTCGCAGTTGCTGGTTCCATCCAAGCAGACCACACATATTGTGAGGAACCCTATATCCATTGTTCCTCTTGTTCTTCCACACTCCGGGTAGTGTCTCCGCCCACTCCGGGACAGACTCCGCCCATGAAAACAAGTCAGGCATCTCTTCTCCTATGTGATGGGTAAGTCCGACCCACCTCGGAAGTTAGTGTTCTCCACCTGGGAACTGAACGACACTGCCGACAGGCTTCCGCTGCGACAATCCGATGTACGCTCGGATGCGAGTCCCAGCGATTCGGACGTTCCGTTTCTCCACCCCAGGTAAGGAAGTAATGGCAAGGGCTATTTCGGCTTCAGGGCAAACGTCTTGGTATCCTTTGGCCTCGCACCATTCTCGGTACGATCCATACAATCGGTCACAGGGAATACAGTTTTCCAGGATGGCATCCGACAAACGCATGGCAATCCTGGGCTTGTATGTTTCCATCACGGAAACGATTCCCATCTTCTGAATCTCATCGACAAAGGAATCGATGCTGGACTTGCTCGCACTCTGCACTCGGCGTCGGGCTTCGGTGTCCAAGGGATTCGAGATCAACTTCCAATCCACCCGTAGGTTCTTGAGGAAGAAAGCATAGGAAGACATCTCATCACGGAACTCAGGTTCAAAGGTTCCAAGGCGTGAGTCAAAGCAAGAGCGCAACATCTGTAGGTAGTCGGGTGTCGGAGAAGCAACAGCGAGAACGGTGATTCGTCGGTCGTTTTTGTCAAGTACCAGGGGTCGTCGGTTGTTCGAAGTCATCCACCAGGACATCCGATTCGTCACCTTCATTCGGGCAGCGTAAGGGGTAGCGCAATGGATCTCTTCATCGGTGATGTATCCCTTCAACTCACTGACCACATCAGACATGCGTGGGTCCATGCCCACCTCATCGGCCAAGACCAAGAGCGAAGTGACATAGCTGGAGTTGAATCGATCTCGCAAAGCACGATTGGAAACCACGGAAACATTCCCGGCACCAATCATCTCGGCCAGCATGCGGCCATACATGCTCTTGCCAATCCCTTGCTTGGGAGAGATGGCAATGACAGCCACCATCGAACGACGCTCGGGATGCTGAATCAAAGCAGCAGACCAATGCAGTAACCACTCCCGTACCTTGGAATCATTTCCGGCAAGAGTGTTGATGAGGCGTGAGATTCTGGGCCACTCCCCCCGAACTCTCTTCATCTTGGGCTGAGAGTAGAGGTTGATCATCCGTCCTCGGTCAGTCCAGATGATGGGGCCAGCGTCAGAGGCACACTCGAAGCCATAGGTTTGGCGTGACAAGATGTGATCGACAATCGCATGGGCATGCCGCCCGTCCCCATTGGGGGGGAGCAGTCCAACCAGATGATCTACCAGAGTATCTTTCTTGAGAGGCTGAGTGATCTCCCACTCCCCTTGTTGCCGACGATAGAACACACCCTGCGGTGAGCAGTACGTCAGCTTCTTCTCGGCATACTCGATCAATCTCTCGGGCAACTCAGTAAGAAGTTTCGTGCGAACCTCGACACTTCGGGGAGCAGCACGCTTCCCCTTCTTGTTTGCCGCACCTGTTTTCTTCAACCAAAACTGGGTGCCATCATGGTCATGGCGAGAACTTGTGCACTGGAGGAAGCTTCGCTTGTCCCCCATCACACGCAGGAAAGCTGAGCCAGGGGAGGCATCCTTCTGGAAGGGACAAGTACATCGGTACTTCCCTTCGCCTTTCTCAATGACATCCTTGGTCGGGAGTGTTGCCCCGGCATCCAGTGCCAAGACCGTTTCCTCCCGCAACTCGAACTTACCTGACTCCCCCCTCTTCCCCCCAGCAGCCTGGAAAGAAGCGAGCGCATCCACATCTATCGGTGAACCATTCGGCTCATACTCTCCCACAAACTCCTCCGCTCCAACTCTCCGTACCGGCAAAGCATAATGACGAGCAAGGTCATTACACTGTCGGTCAACCCCTGTCACATAACGGATAAGGGAAAGTCCATTCTCCCATACCTGAGAAAACTCATGGGGAAGAATGGGACGATTGGCGAAAAGGACCAGCCGGAATCGAGGCTTAGCTTTGGTGTGGCTCCAGGTTGTGTAGAGCGCAAAGGCGCGATTCTCTTTTCTGAGTCGGGCAGCGATGACACCAGGAACTGAGTCGGTCGCATCGAAGTCATACACCAGGGCTGATAGCTTCTCGACGTTCCCATTCTTCCGAGTCTTCCCGGCGCTGTAGAGAGCCGGCGACCAACACGGAAGATGTTTCTTGGGAAAGTCAAAGGGCTTGGTGGTCGGTCGCCTGAACATGCGTTCAAGCTGAGACTCACGTTTGACAATGACAACCTGTGGGTTTATGCTGGTAAAGCCAGACAGGAACAGTGAAAACTTCCACGGGAATCCAACTCCCGTAACAACGTCTGCGTACTCCACTCTCTTTCTCCATTGTCTCCGGGTCTTCCACTCCATTGGGCCCGGAGACATTTCTTTAGGGGTTGGTGTTCAATCCTCTCTCCCAGACCAGCGGGCGTGCGCCACCACGACGCCTGACCTGCCGTCTTTCGTAACCCGCTGCGATCAGCAGCCGGCCTGCCCACACCTTGACATCATGCTCCGCGAGGAGCGTCTGCCCAGGGAAGGCTATATCCAATAGCTCATCCATGGTGAATGAGACAACCCGAACTGGGTCGGACTTCGCCAGGTTGTGCGCGCATGACAATAGGTGCGCTGCATCCAGCACATCATACCTGCTTGCCGGAGCGGCTACATCCTGGCTCTTGTCTCCGAAGCTTGCCAGAAACAGACTCAGTGAAATATCCAAGACCTTCCCCTTCTCGAAGAGGGTCATGTCCATTGCCTTCATCACCTTGCGTTGCAGCATGGTCTTCTCTACGTTTTCCATATGGACCTCCCGTGTCCAGACCTGAGCCTATCAACCCCGGGCGAGGGTGTCAAGCAACAATGTGCATACCTGACTATGCCTACTCCCTCGGGGGTTCTTAGACACCCTCCATCTACCGCCTCCCCCTATAAACCTTATTCATCTAATAATAATGACAACGGTACTACCATCATCCAATGGTATTATTAGCCGTTGCCTGTGGTTCATTCTGCCGAAAGGGTTGTTGGCGAAGTACTAACCACCCCATCTGCATCCACATTAGACACTATGACCAAACCAAAACCCCCCACCCGTGAGGGTGAGGGGTAATGGATTGCCCACATCGATTAGAAGATACCTTCCTCTCGATGCCAGTCTCGTTCTACCTCGTTCTTTGCCGCAATCGTTTCGGCCAGGGCTGAGGGGATCTCCCGCTGAACCTGAGCCAACTCTTCAGTGGTCAGGTTCACGGGATCTCCGGTCTCAACTACCCGTGCTCCTTGGATAGAACATTCCTCGGGAGCCCCATGGTCGAACCATGTCCGGGGCTCCTCTGGTTGGATGCGCACATCTACTTCGATGGCGACCGTCCTGTGGATAACTATAATCAGCTTCTCCATGGAATGTTTCTCCTAAGACAGGGCCTGAAGGGCAGCGATGACGCTGTTCTTCTTGGTGTGCTCGACTGCATCATGCAGCTTCTTCAACGTGACGCCCAGCATCTGTTCGTACTCGCGAATACGTTCCCGCATTTCACCAGAGATACGGACCCGGGATTCCAAAGCACGTTTCTTCAGCTTGCCGGAAGAGATCTCGGCTTCCATGTCCGATAGCTCCTTGGAGACATTGTCTTCCAGGGAACCACACACTGCACGGATGGCTTCATCATCCATCGCAGTAGTGAACATGAACACACGAGACATCCCGTTTGCCGAAGACGTTTCCACTGCTTTGGCTGCGTCCCGCCACAAGTCCATAGACTTCTTTGGGATCCAGTAACAGCCGCCCGCACCGGAAGCGCAAGGCACACCGCCCATCCGATAGGCCAGCTTGACCAGCATCTTTGATACTTCAGTCGAAGGAATGTTTTCGCATTCCGTCGCGAAGGCAGCTTCGATCTCGACTCGCTTCTCATGTTCTTGAGAGAACACAAGACCACTCATCTCGCTCTTAACTGTCAGTGATGACTGACCTTTCCAGCTATCGGTTGTGGCAATCGCATCGATGACTGCGAAGTTGGCGAAGCCCGGGAGAGTCTTGACCTTGTCCGCTCCGAAGCGACCGCGCAATGCATTCCGCAATGCGAGGTGCTTCGTAGTGGGTTCAGGTACTGCATCTCCCAGCCCAAGGTCACGCATCTTTTTCAAGAGCGAGTCCCTGTTAGTGGCACTGGACTTCCATACAGCAACGCTGCCGCCGATTGATAGTTCATTCGTTTCCATCTTTACCTCATTTACGGGAGCGACCCGATGTTGAATCATCAGTGCGGTAGCGAACCGCATACGTGTCTCCCGAATCCCACCCATTACCTGTCTTCTTGGGCTGACAGGGGGGAGGGGGAAACGGGAGAAACGTTTCATCGAAAGGGGAAGATCAGTCTCCGGTTATCCGAACACTTCTCGCCCATGCCGGTGCTTCTGGTGCATGCTTCCCGATCAAGGCGACGATCACCGTCACCCCACGAGGAGCTTTCTCTGGCCAAGGTGTGTACCCATCCGTCAGGACGATACACAAGTCAGGGTTGGGCCTGAGCTTTGCAGCCTCGGCCAACCCAACTCGCATATCGGTACCGCCACCACCCAAGACTTGAATCTTGGAAGCATTGGTTACCTTCTGCTTCGAATGAACAGACGCATCGGTAGCCAAGACTCTTACGCCTCGACCGCCTACTGCTTTCAGCACGCCTTGTATTTCATTCAAAGCACTCTCCAAGTCGCCACCATACATGGACCCCGAAGTGTCCAGTACAATCGCAGTCTCGGGGACCGGTCTCCGAGTGGCAGGCATGATGACATCGCCATGGATACACTGTCGCCGTGAAGGGCGACGGAACGTGAAGTCCACAGCACCGGCTACATCCGCAGCGCATGCGCGAATAGCAGCCGACATCTCTCTTTGCCATGGGACTTTCGGTGGCTTTAGGTTTGCTTCCGCAGCGACCCTAAGCCCAGCCGGAACGTTACCACGGTTCTTCACAGTCTCGATAATCTTTTCCGAGACTGCATGCCGCACACATTCTTGCTGAGATTCAGGTACTTCGGGCGTACCACTCTCACCTTCCGGCCCATCTTCCCACTCACGGGGAATCCCATCCGAGGATGATCCTCCCTGTTCCCCTTCGCCTTCACCATCATCGCTACCATCTTCGTCATCTTCATGTTCGAAGTAGGTTTCCGCGAGTAGCCCATTGGGCTGTCTGATTCCGGAAGGTACCAAGGGAGAGATCTCTCCCCAAGGCATGTCCAACAAGTCATCATTGATCTCACGATCAACAGACTTGTTCCACTTCTTGGGCAACCGACCATTGCGACGAGTCGCGTGGTCGAGCCAGATGTGGAGACATTCATGGAGCCACACTGTTGCCAGTGTCTGAACGGAAACGTTCTCAACAAACGCTGGGTCATAATAGAATCGACCCTTGCAATCTGTCGCACACGTTCCAATCCCAGGCTTGGGAACAAGGACCATCATCAATAGCTGAGAAGCAAAGTATGGCCAGCGAGTTACCGCCGCCATCCTTGCCGCCATGACCTTCTCCCGAATCGCAGGAGAATCCTTGACCATAGGTGTATTTACCATTTGCATTCTTTACCTCCTTATCTCACTCACACTCACAGAATCGTAAGCATGGAATAGAGCACCGCCCCCCATCGGGAGGCGATGCTCTGTGCCTCGACTACGTTTCTTTTCTTACGCGAACAACGGTCCACTTCTTTGCAGCAACCCGCTCAATCCAGAGCCAGTACCGGGCATCACCACCTTGGCAAAGGCACCACCCCACTCCCCGCTCGGAGACATTGGGTGGTATGGAGATGGGAAAGTATTTCTTCCCCTCAAACTCCAGATTACTTTGAGCAATCCCAGCCTTCAGCATCATCTTTCCCCAATCCCCAACGTTGATTGAGGATTGGATCTGATCTTGTTGTTGATACGAGCCGCTATTGACAAGGATAGACTCTAACTCCCTTCGCTGTACCCAAGAGTTACGAGAACTCTGAATCAAAGCATAGATAAGACCTCTCCGACGAGAGGATATCTGCGTTGCTAATGGGGATCTCTGTACAACATTCCGATGATTCGCCCCCCGCCCAGCCACCAGCTTATGGATTGGCTTAACAAGAGCTTGCAGCTCTTTGGGGAGTTGCTTCTTCGCATCGGCAGAGTCATAGGGAGTGCTGATCGCATGCTGCCATAGCTTCATCACTTCAAAGCAACGAACCGTTTGGCCAAGAGCCTCGGCAACCTTCGCGGCTTGAACAGCCCGCTTCCCACTATGGGCAGCGAGCGTGATCCTACCGTTGGGCCACACAATAATCTTGTGCTTGTGTCTTTGGCACCTGACTTTGCATACCACCACGGGCATCCTATCCCCGTATCCTCCCAAGTCATCAACGACTTTGGTAGGAAGACAGGTTTGGAAGTTGTACCAATGGGCTCCCTTCTCTCGAAGAGAAACCCGAGGTACAACCTTGACGCGACGGGTGAATCCTTCACTGTGGAAGATGTGATTCTTTGGTCTCATCACTATCTCCCTATGCCAGGTTGGCTGCGTTCAGCATTGGAAAGAACTTCACCACTTCATCCGGAACGTTTGCTCCGGAGGGCATGTTCTTAAACAATGGTCTAGCCGCAATCGCTGCGATGTCAGTCCCGCCTTGTTCCGCAGCCATCAGCATGATGCTGACCGCCGCTTCCCAACGCTTGGCCGTTGCTTTGCCCAGTGCAGCCGCAACCACACTACCCAAGATTGCGTGAGCTTTATCCCCACGATTGGGGTGCTCATACAACGAGGGATCAGACAGCAACGACTCTGGATTAGGCAAGTCAAGCTGTTCACAGAACGTCAGGAAACTGACGCCCGGATGACCAACGCTTCCCTTGACCAGATGTGCCACAACAGCAGGCGAAGCCCCACAAGATTCAGCAGCAGCCAACAACCGACACAGGAAATCCCATGAACGGGGAGAAGGCCAAGCTTTACCTTGCGTTGCTTCATCTTCCGGAACAGACAACAAGTGAGAAGGCATGCGCCGAATGTATGCTGTGACCAGCGCCGACTTCGCAGGAATCATAGACTCCCATCCAACCGGCAACTTGTCGACAACAGTATCGGGCCACCCGCCCAGCATCCCATCGATCCAATCATCGGTAACGAGACTGCTATCCAAGTGAACCATACGGTTCGCCATTGGAGGAGCAAGATCCCAGCCACCAGCGGCTTGATCTATGGGGTTTGCGGACAAAGCGATGGACAATCCATCGGGCAACTTGAAGTCACCACACTTGCGTTCGCCAACGATCTTCAGAGCGGGAGCCTGAACTGCCGGAGGAGTACATGAGAACTCATCCAGATAGAGCAGACCACCACCACTTTCTACGGCTTCGACACAGTCATGCGCCCACTTAGGGGCAACCCTTTCGAAACATCCATTGGTTCGCATAGGCAAACCAACGTCGGTCGGATCCCAAGTCGAGCAGACCTGCTCGATTAGAGTCAGGCCCAATGATCGACAGATCGCATGGGTTCGCATGGTCTTCCCGATTCCGGGTGGACCCCACAACATGACTGGTACACCAGCCTGAATGCAGATCGCGTAAGCTTGATCGATATTATTCATCGTCATTTCTCTTTACCTCACACACGCATCCGCCCAGCATGGGCAGATGTGCGTACTGTTTGCACCAGTACACAGTAAAGATGCCCGCCACCATATGGCAGCGAGCACCTTTCCTCTGGACTGCTACTTCGCCAAGGCAGTAACTACCTTGAACTTCTGAACCCCTTTCCGAGCATGGGCCATCTCCGCTTTAGTCGGAGTCCACACTTCAAACTCATCAGGATACCAGCGAGTCAGGTGAGCGAGACATGATCCGACATGCTTCGATGTTGTCACAGACAACCCGTTCGGTTTACGGAAGGAGAAGACTGTGAAGGTAGGTTCCCCATCTTCGCCCGCCCACCGCCAAGCAATCGTCACATTGTAAGAGCGCAACTCAACCCGCTCTGGCCCATGGCGAATCGACTGTAAGTTTCCAGCCGATGCACCCCAGCCATTAGCGAATGCACGAATCACATCTTCATTCGTTACTCTTTTCATCGTTCTTTACCTCATGCCTTTCGGCAGTATGTGCAGAAGCGCACAGTAAAACCCACCGCCCGTTCGGACGATGGGTTCTCCTCTGTTCTTCTACTCGGCACCCGCCAGTGATCGAATGACCTTCTCCTTTCTGGCTCCGAGCAAGGCTCGGTCGCACTGGGCGAGATCAGGAAAGTTGATTCGAAGAGAGAGCGGTACCGCACCATTCTCTTTGAGGTCTTTCCCTACTGCTATCGTAAGTTCGATGGAGCGGATGACTCTCCGCCTTAGCTTCATCGAATCATGCCAAGCGCCCCCTCTCCCGCATCGGTAGTCATGGACTAAGATGTGGATCTTTCTCTTCCGGCGGAAACGTTCTGCGATTGGAACTCCACGGCAGAATAACGTAGCCCGACCTGGGCCAATGCTCTCAGCCCTGAGATTCCGGGACTTACCCAGCTCGCCCCACATAAACTTAGTGATTGCGGATTCATCCGATGAGTCGGTAGGTTTCCATCTATCCCAAACTTTGGGCATTCTCTTTACCTCTTCCTTTTACCGTTGTGTACGCTGTCGAATCAACGCACAGTAAAGAGCACCCGCCAGTCTCCCAGCGGATGCTCTCTCCTCTACTCTGATTCTTCTCGGTCTTTGGCCGCAGTCCTCCTGTCTTCTTTCTTGGCTTGGCGTAGGCATTCATCCCAGGCCCACTGGAGATTCAAGACTGCATCATGGAGAGCTTTGTTTTCTTTCTCAAAGTCTTCCCATTCTTTAGCCATTCCACATGCATCACACATGCCGCAATCGTCCGCCGAAGAGCATTGCCATCCTGCGATCTTAGCATCCAACATGTATGTAAGACCCTCTCTCCCTGTCCATACGAAGGGATAAACCAGTTGGTCAGTAACGCAGCCCATTAGTCTCCCTCCCAGATCCAAAGCATCACCACGCCAGCGGCTATCAGCATCCCACTTTGCAGCAGATATACAGGATCAAAGATCATGCTTCACCTACCTGCAAACCTGACGCTGACCGACGCTGCTTCCACGGGTTCTCCCCGTGCAACCGCAAAGACATTGAGTCTACTTGCTCACTGCAAATAGATATCCAAAGAGCCAAGTCTTTAGCCCGACTTGACTCCATGCCTGCGCTACTCTTGGCGACTTCGATAACGTACTCAATCGCCAGATTGCACAGTGCTAACTCGGCCCGTGCCAATCGACGTTCGAGTTTATCTCGATCAACTTTTCCCATTCTCTTTACCTCTGTTCTTACACTCTCACCATTGAGAACGTAGAAGAGGGCACCAACATTTGCTGGTGCCCTCCGCTTCACACTCAACCAGCGAATCCGACCAGCGCAGCCCGAATACTTGTCACCGTATACGGCGCACCGTCCGGTGTGTGCGGTGGCAGTCTACTCAAGAGTAGACTCGCTGCCTGGTCCATTGTGTCTGTCATTGCTACACACGATCGCAACTGTTCGTACCGGATCTCATTATTGAACAGCCATAGCGACACGTTCCAATGATTCCAGTTCTTGTGTCCGTTGAATCCCATTCTTTACCTCCCGCCTTTCGGCGCTGTGCTTGACTGCACAGGGAGAGAGGCGACTACCTTCGCAGTCGCCCCCCAATCTCTGCATTCAGTCACGTAGCCCAAGAGCTACAACTGTTTGGGTCCGAGTCTTCACACCCGGGATGCCATTCCTTCTTCTCTGCTTCATCGAAACATTCTTGGCAGACATCACGCTCCGGTTTCGCTCCGGCCCACGGTGCCACGAGATGTTTCGGATTAGTCCGAGCCCGGCATGCGTAGCATTCTCTCCATCCGTCAGCCAAAGACAAGTCCAAGTCCCGGAGGAGCTGGCGAAATGTTTCTGCATTCCCAACAATCTCACGCTCTTTTGGCGTGAGCTGTTCGAAGATCCCTTCGACATCCCGGAGTAGATATCGAAGCAGGGCATTCTTGATTGCTTCCAATCCCATTCTTTACCTCGCTATTCACAGCCTAATCGCTGTAAGTTGGCCACCGACTCCCATCCCAGGGTTCTACCTGGGCAGGGGATGCGGTAACCTACTAACCGTGACTAAGACCATACCTGCTAACCTCCAAACCTGACAGCCTGCGAAGCCTGCATACCTGACAGCATGGGAAACATTTCGAGGAGAAAACAAGAGGATAAGTCAAAGCCCGCCCCGGTTTCCCAGAGCGGGCTCTGTTCGCTTCGCGTTCGCTTAGCGCTTCGCTTTCTTTGCTTTCTTGTCCGCCTTCGCCTTGGCCTTGGCCTTCGCCTTCGCATCCGCTTCGGCCTTCGCCTTCGCCTCCGCCTCTTCATCCGCGAGACGTTCCGCTTCCGGATAGAACCGGGCTTCCGTTGGATGAATCCAAGTCGCCAGCGTCGGAACATCGCGCCGAGCGGCTTCGGACACTTCAGCATCCGTCACCGGTTCGAGCGAGGCATGACCACCGTAGGTCGCGCGCCGGGTCTCGATTCCCAGTCGCACAGCGCTCAGCAGTCGCGCCACATCTCTCGGAAGCCTCGCGGCTTCGGGCAGGAGTGCGGTCAAGCGGTCCGCCCATTGCATTTCAATCGCGGCGGTCACGCGGTTAACCGCGCGGGTTGAACCCATCGCCAGCGACTTGAACGCCACCAGGAGCATCGCCTCCGATACTCCGTTCTCGTCCACGTCGCGAAGCGTTCCGACTACATGCTCGCCAGCGGTCGTTCCGGCTTCGCTGTAGTGGCGCTTCACGCATTCAATCGCGGCCATCGCGCTACCCGCCCGACGGGCGCGGAAATAGTACGGCCCATCCGTGTCACTCACTGTGAAGGTGTGAACCGGTGCGTTGATCTCAATGGTTGTATCGGTTGCGGCGGTCGTGTCTTCTGTATTGTTTCCCATGGTCTCTCTACCTCGCTCCATGTGGAGCATGTTGGCGGCCTTCATTGGCCGTCCACATGCGACCGCCACAAATAGTGACGGCCGCGTGAGGACGCCCGGACCGAAGCCCGGACGCCTGAGGTATTGAGGTACCTCCATTCATCTTGCACCGTTCCCCCGTTGGCCTTGTCCGTTCCGGTTCCACTCTTGCTCAGCGCCCACTATCGCCAGGGTTCGCCTGGCGGGTGTTCGTCGCATCTTGCGCGATTCCACGGCACGTAGCCGCGTCGGTTCCGGCCCGGTCGGGCTCGGGAGGGTTCGGGATTTCAAAGAACGGACCGGTGGCCCGTCTCCGGGATGCCGCCTGGAGTCGTCGCCCCGCTGGGGGGACTGCCTCCAGTTTAACAGCCCTGTCAACCTGAACATGCATTCAGTGTGTCCGCCATATGGCAGGTTCAAAGGGGCATATGGCGTGTCGGTCATCTGTCAGTCACTTGTCAAGGATATGTTAAGACACCATATCCGCTGATAGTCGGCGTTTAACCTGGCTTATCAGCCGGTCGTCCTCTCTGGGCCGTGTGCAGACGGCCTCAGCGCGCCCAGGACGGCCGCGCGCGCCCAGGGGAGCCCCCACCGCGAGCCCCGCCCCTGGTCCCGGTC